GCCAATGAAATGAGCGTATCTGCTGTGATTAACTTGGAAACAAATGCTGGACAATCACCAATCAACCACAAGATAGTCGATTCTGCGGGATGGTTCGCAAATATTGAATATGATACGCAAAGATATAGGCTTAATAAGCAGCGTTCTATTGACAAATACGCTCAAAAACTGGAAGCTGAACCTTTAGAAGAGGAAGTTCAAGAGCCGGAAGAAGGGTTAAAACCTTTTGTCCGAGACATTAATCCGGAGAGCTTAAATGGCACGAAAGAAACAAGTGAAGTTTCCAAGGAGACAAACTCAGAAGAGTAAGATTCTTCAATATACTCCGTCTCCATGGCAGGAAAGTTTACACAGGGCAAACGCAAAGAGGAAATGGGTATGGGCAGGACGTAGAGCAGGTAAAGGAAGAGCCGCAATTCAAGAGGCTATATCCACAATACTCGAAGCATCGAGAAGCAAATTCATTGTAGACGGGAAAGACGTTACTGATACCCTTGTCCCTGATATTCACATATGGACTGTAGCTCCAACCAAAGCCCAGATGAGGCAGGTATGGAACGAAATGAAAGCCTATATTCCAAGGTACATGTGGAAAGATTATAAGCGCGCAGGAGGAAGAGGTTCCTGCTGGCACGAAGATGAATTTTACGTAGAGCTTGAGGTAAGAGAACCAAGCGGTTTATTTCATAAAGACACCGTAAGAAGAAACGTCCTGTGGGAGCTAAGGTCTGCTGATAACCCGGAAACCTTGCAGACTGTAGGTCTTGACTTTTTGCATATTGCAGAGGCACAGGACGTCAAAAAGATTGCATGGGACAAAGTGGAGTGGGTAACTGAGTCTCCCGGCAGAATGGGAAGAGTATTTGCAGAAGGCATACCTCCAATAGCACGGTCTCATTGGTTCTCAAGGCAGTTCATGTATGCAGAGAACAATCCTTCTACTCAAAACTTAGCAGCAAGAGCCACAAGCTTTGACAATATGTATCTTACCGACCAGCAGAAACAAAACATACATGACCAGAAAAATACTACTGCTGAATGGATTTGGGAAAGAATGGTTATGGCTAAGCAACCAGATGTTGGAGGTGGTTTCTTCAGGAAAATTGATGAGGCTGCTATAGGCAGTTCCCTTTCCAGACCTAAAGAAAATCACCATTATGTTGCAGGGCTAGACCTTGGAAAGCAGGTAGACCCTACGGTTCTCATCATAAAAAATAGAATCACAAGAGAATCCGTATTCTCAATGGAGATGCTTAAGACAGACTGGGTGTTGCAAAAAGAAACTATTATTTCAGAAACAAAGCTATGGAACTGTGAAACAGTAATGATGGACTCATCGGGAATGGGAGGTGACGTGCTGTTTGACGAGCTTCTTAATTTAGGAGTTCCCGTGATAGGGAAAAAGTTTACTCCGCAGACAAAGTACCAGCTTTTCTTAAATTATGCGGTGGCTCTCCAGAACGGAACTGTCACCTTCCCTCCTGAATGGAAAAAACTTCAAATGGAACTTGATGCCATTGAGGTTCAGCAATCAGGGCTGGGGTACTCATTTAACCATCCCAACTCTCCTCACGATGACTGGGTGGACGCGGAAGTGCTTGCGCTTATGGCTTGCGACCCACCTGAGTTTGACGATGATGACTACACTCCCGTACAGTCAATAAAAACAGTTGCGCCTTTAACGCATAATGGTGTATCTTACACAGAAGGACGCTTGATGAGGTGGAGAAGAGCAAGAAAGGCAAAACAAGTACAAGAAATGCGAAAACTGACTGACATAAGCACTGCGCAGGAATCTATTTTAATGGACGCATTGGAATAATATGGTAACTAAAAGATACAGCTCGCCTAATTCAGGAGAAACCGAATCCGCAGCAGAAGAAACAATAGGTCTTCTGTCAGCACCCCCATTGTCAGAACCCGAACTTAGTGAAGCGTGGGTGCGTACACAGCTATCTCGAGGTGGAGCGGCTGCAACATTCGATAAATTTTATGATAATTGTGCTGAAGCAGATGAATTTTATCTGGGAGAGTTCGACTTTTCCGTCCCTTTGGGCGGAACTAAAGTCAACCTAGGAACATTCCACTCTATAATAGAGACCTTAGTAGCCCATGCCTCTCCCAGATTTATGGACATTGATGTACCAGCGCCCGGACCAAGGGCTCAGGCTAGAGCGGAGCTTATTGAAAAGTTTCTTAATGGAGCTCATCATATGCTCGAGCAAAGTACCCCTGTTAAAAGAGAACTAGTTAAGCATCAAGGTTTGTACGGGGTGGCATGGGTTAAGTTTGAATTTGCTGGACACAAATGGGGCGAGATGCCAGAACCTCCAGAAGAAGGAGGCAATTTTACTGAATATGAAAAGAAAGTAAGAGAAATAAGCGAGAAAAGGAAATTTGAATTTCCCATAGTATCAGAGGTAATTAACCCACAGGAACTTGTGTGGGACACCGCTAGTACCACGCCAAGGTGGCTTATACGAAATACAGAGATTGACACAGAATGGATTTTGGCTCACTTCCCCAATTGGGACGGACCAGTATCTACAGGCAAAGTATCTTTTGCTGAAGTCTGGACATCAACTCATGTTGCTTACATGGCAGATAACAGTTGGGCAATGTCTCCTCGGAGGCATAGTTACGGAAGAATCCCTTGGATTATGTATCACCCACAAACAGGAATTAAGACTTTAGGACACAAACCTGAACATCTTTACAGAGGAATTGGTCAGGGTAACTTCAGCATGATAAAGGCTGAATCAAGACTAGCCTCTCAGTATTTAGATATTGTGTCCAGAAACGCTTGGTCATCATTAAATTTCAAAGGACCAAGAGGTATGACCGAAGAGGTTATGCAGGAATTTTCACAGGAGCCGGGAGCCAGAAACTATGTTCCACCAAACGTTGAAGTGGAACCTCAAGTTGTGGCAGAAGCTCCTCAAAGCATACTTCAGGCAATGAGTACACTGGAAAAAGCTATCGAAGCTAATACTGTTCCAGCAGTTGCAAGAGGAGAAAGACCGGCAGGAGCAGCATCTGGTTATCACACAGCAGTTCTTGCAGGTATTGCAAGCTTAAACTTTGGCGCTGTAGTTGATGCAACTGAAAGAGGATTTCAGGAAGCAAATGAAATTATTTTAAGAATTGTAGAAAACGTAGTGGGCGACACTGTGACTGTATTTGGAATGACCGAAGCAGGCAGCATGGACGCTCGCATTAGACCAAGCGATATTAAAGGACATTATGTAAGCGCAGTTCGTCTAACATCTACAAGTCCTGAAGAACAAGAACGTAAGCTTAGCTTATGGAGGGACACTTGGAGAGCAGGGTTTGTGGACTGGACGACTGCACTTAGAAAAGCTGGCGTCAGCAACCCACTTGAGGTTGTTGGAAACAGAATTGCGGAAGACTTCTTTAATCTTCCTGAGATTCAACAGGCATTTAGTGCCTTGGCTGCGCAATCTTTACCTATACTTCAACAGGCAATTACGGCAGCTCAGCAAGGGGCTGGAGGTATTGACGCAGCGGAAATGGCGCAAAATCTAATGAATACACAGGGTGGCATGCAGTTACCTAATGCAGGTAATTTTACTACCACCAACCAACCGGGACCGGGTGGACCGCAACAGGGTCCTATTAGACCTGTAATACCCGGTAGTGTAGAAGAACAAAATCAAATTGGTAGACAAATGGCAGGACCGAGGAGAGGACCGCAGCCTTCAACAGGCGGACCGGTTCCACCCGGACTTGGTAACTTGGGGGCATAATGGCATATCAAGATAAAAAAGCAATAAAAGGATTAACTCCTATAGAGGCAGGATTTGTAAAGTTTTTTGAAATGGCGGAAAAAGCATTGAAAGATGTAAACTCCACATACAAAGACGTGGAAATTCAGCAACCAAAAGGAGCGCAGGTAAACCCAAGGACTATTGACAGAAAGCCTATCAATCCATTTGAAGGAGGTTTCTAATGGCAGGACCTTATGGACAAGACCCGTGGTTAAACCAATTTGACTCTGCTGAAGCTGAAAGAAAAAGAATGGAGGCTTTCAACAAAGCCCTTCAAGCTGACCGTCAAGCAGAAGCGGACCGAAGACGGCGAGAAGAAGAGGCAGCAAACATGCAGAGGTTCTCAATTTCTAAAAGTCAACCAGAAACACGTTTTGAGCGTTTTGAGGATACTACTCAATATGGACCATATGGAGCGACACCTACGCTAGAGGGTCCTTATACAGCAGGAAACCCATTGGCATGGATGGAAGGTGGAGGTTATTATCAAGGACCACAGCCGGGACAGGGAGGCTATGGGACTCAAGCCAATCAACTTCCTGTCATAAAAGGAAACTTAGTCACGCCCAGCAACTATGACCCTAGAACAGGTGAAAGGTTTCCTGAAGCACCGGGAACAGGGCAATATTTTCAAGGTGATGTAACTAGAGCAGGTGTAGACCCTAATAGAGATTTTGGTAGAAGAGAATTACGTTCTTTTGCTGGCGAACAAAGAGAGGAAGACTATGTTCCCGCCCCGGGAACAGAGCAATTATTTACAGGAAATATTGGCGGAGCGCGTGGAGCAGCGGACATAGGTCAAAGAGTAGAAGCTACTCGTGCACAAGAAAAAATGTATCAAGCACCTGAAGCAGAAGCAGAAATAGGACCTGTACCTACAAGAGACCCAAGACCCGGCGGAAGACCAGATTCGGAATTAAGTTTAGAAGAATTACAAGAAGGAAGGAAATTAAAGGACCCATTGACGGAAATATTGTTTGGCAAGGTGGGAAGATGGGACCCGGGACTTTCAAAGGGTTGGGAACTTACGGCTTTACAGGGCATAGGGATAGACGTCAAAGATGTATTTTCTGAGGACCCGCTAGTTCAAAGAGAGATTATACAGAAAATTATAGACTCCAATGTGTTGGCGAAAGCAGATTTTGATACCTTGGGAACTAGGCTTAGTTACTTGCCTTTTGGACGAACTCCTGAAGAAAGCAGATTGCTTCGAGCGCAAACTTTAAATCAAAGGCTTCAAGGTCTTTTAGGTACAGCGGGGCAACCCGGAGCACCCGGAGTAACAGAAGGTGTTACACCTTCTGAAATGTTTGGTCCAGATGAAGCGCTAACTCCCGGAGCTGGAGGAGTACCCGGAGCTGGAGGAGTGCCCGGAGTTGGAGGAGTACCCGGAGC